TTTGATTCTCGCTAAGTATCAATATCAAGCAGCCTTTGTTGTTGACCATGAAATCAATAACGTTGCTTGTCTACTAGAAATCATGACTGATTGTGAATGGTCATGAAACCATTTGACTTTGTAAACGATATCAATCTAGGTAAGAAAGATATCATTACCAATTCTGATAACCCAGAACTAGCGGAGAAAACTTATAATCCTTATCTAACAAATAAGTCACTATCATACTTTCCAGATACGGTACAGTATGCTAATATGATGAATATGAACTCTCATCTAGACCATTTACTACAATATTCGTTTCTAATAAATATTGTGAGAAAACGTAAACGCTTTTCGAAATGGTATAAGAATACTAGTGACGAGGACTTACAAGCGGTGATCGATTATTATGGATACTCGGTCAATAAGGCGAAGGAAGCACTCAAAATTTTAGATGATGAACAACTTGTAACAATAAAAACAAAATTGATGAGAGGTGGAATGAATAATGACCGAATTAAGTAATATGGTAGAAGTACATCTAAAGAATGAAGATGACTTTCTAAAAGTAAAAGAGACACTCACACGTATTGGTGTAGCATCTCGTAAAGATAAGAAGTTATATCAGTCTTGTCATATTCTGCACAAACAAGGCAGATACTTCATCGTACATTTCAAAGAACTATTCGCACTTGACGGTAAGCCTTCTGACTTCATCGAAAATGAGTCAGACATTGGTAGACGTAATGCGATTGCCAATTTATTAGAACAATGGGACCTAGTGACTCTTGTAGATTCTACAAAGACTACAAATCCTGTTGCTCCTTTAAATCAAATTAAAATTCTTCCCTATAAAGAAAAGAAAGAATGGGAGTTAGTGGCAAAGTATAGTATTGGTAGAAAGAAGTGATAAACTGAAAGGAGTGTTTTGTTATGAATAAAAGAACTTTAACAGTTAATTCAGATTTGTGGTTAAACGATACTGGCGATATTCAAGCCACTATTTGGTTTGGTGATGGCAATGATATTGAATTTCCCGCTGTATCGTTATTGAAACTCTTAGAACAAGATTTGTGGGCCCACAAATATCCTCACGACGGAAGTTATGACGAAGAAGGGATTTTGTCGGCCCATAAGCAAATTTCCTTTCTACGTCTACAATTGGACCTTTTTGAAGAAAAGTTAAAAAATCTCAAAATTAGTGAAAAAAAGGGTTGACATTTAATACGAATGATACTATATTAGTAGAGTAAGTTGACTTTGTGATGATGCAAACAAGGAGAAATATGATGCGTAAGTCAATGATTGCCGCTGTTGCGGTTCTAGGTTTGAGTGTGAGTGCTTGTCAGACTACTGATGTTGGTACTACCGTTGGTGGGCTTCTAGGAGCTGCTGGTGGCGGTTTTGCTGCGAACAAGTTTGTCGGCAAGGGTAATGGCAAGAAGCTCGCTACTGTCGGTGGTGTACTTGGTGGTGGGTTGCTTGGTGGTTTGTTTGGTAATTCTCTAGGAATGCCATATGACAATCGATCTGCCATTAACAACAATGCATATATGATTAATAGTAATGGTCAACGTATTGATCAAAATTCTAACAAGATCTACGAATTGAATGGTCGGCAGTATCAGAGGAATTATGATGGTACGATGACTCCTATCATTATTAATGGTCAAACTGGACAACAGAATAATAGTAGTAATTACAATTGTAAGGTTGTTAATAACTACGTGAACTGCAATTCAAATTGAATAGATATGCGACACCTGCATACCTGAGTTACGGTAAAGTGGTGTGACTTTTGGGAGAGTCCAAACTAAATAAAATTGTGATACGCCGAATGGGTATCACACAACATAACCTTGCTAAACTAGGAGGTCAAAAGATGACTAAAGACATTCTTTCCCTATTAAATTCACCATTCTTTGTTGGTTTCGACCGAATCCATGATCGTCTTCATGAATTCAACGATACACTATCAAAGAACGTTCCATCGTATCCGCCTTATAATATTCGTAAGGTCGAAGAGAACAAATATATCGTTGAGATTGCTGTTGCTGGTTTCTCTAAGTCTGATATCGAAATTGAGATTGATGGCGATGTCTTGAAGATTGCAGGTAAGACATCTGACGATAACGATAACTTCTTACATAAGGGGATTGCTAATCGTGCCTTCTCACGGACGTTCAACCTCGCTGACACAATCGAAGTTAAGGATGCGTCTCTTGTCAACGGAATGCTCAAGGTCTTCCTCGAAAACATCATTCCAGACCATAAGAAGCCGAGGAAAGTTAGCATTAACACGGCTAAAGAAGAGACAAAGGAGGCAGCACAGTTACTAAATGAGTAAGTTATTTTCAAAGGTAAAAAAGTTTTTCTCATACAGTTGGGAAGAAGATTTTCTAAGCGGCGCTAAGGATCACGCTGAACTCGAAAGACGACAGAAACTTATCGCTAACGGATATACTCAACACTACTCAATCTATACTAGGAAGGGATATATCTAATGGAAGGTCAACTAATCTTCTCAGTAGGAGTGCTTGTAATGGCACTCGGTTATTTCGTCGGAGCAAGTTGGGTCAATAAAGTTTTCAGTTGACATCTATAATTCCATAGACTATAATGGGAGAGTAGCAATGCTCTCCCATTTTTTTTAAGGAGGTTTATCATTTTTTACACTAATGTAGATCGATACGGTAATCAGATTCTGTTTCGTGGTTACAATAACAAGACACAGATTACTAAGAAGGTCAAGTTTGAACCGACATTTTATATTCCCTCGCCAAAGGGTGCATGGAAGACTCTCGACGGACGTACTGTAGATTCTGTACAGCCTGGATCTATGCGTGATTGTAAAGAGTTTATGGATAAGTACGCGGATGTAGATAACTTCACGGTATATGGAACAACCAACTATGTCCATCAATTCATCTCAGACGCATTTCCCAAGACGATTAAGTATGATCGCAATCAGATCAATATCTGCACGATTGATATTGAAGTAGCATCAGAAGACGGATTTCCAGAACCGCGTGATGCTAAACATGAGATCATTACCATTACTATCAAAAATAATAATGGTACTATCTACCACACGTGGGGATTATATGACTTCAATCCAGACAAAAGCGGAATGTCTGTTCTCTATCGTAAATGCAAAAACGAGAGAGAACTGCTACTTGATTTTATTGATTACTGGGCTGATCATATTCCAGATATTCTTACTGGATGGTATTCAGAGTTTTTTGATGTACCTTATCTTGTAAATCGTATTGCAAGAATCTTTGGTGAAGATATGGTAAAATCTTTGTCACCATGGAAACTTGTCAATCAAAATAATCTTTTCATAGCTGGTGTGGAACATCTAAGGTACAATCTGGTTGGTATCACACAGTTGGATTATATCGATGTGTTCAAAAAATTTACATACAACACACTAGGACAACAAGAGTCCTATAAACTGGATCATATCGCTAATGTGATTCTAGGCGAGAAGAAATTGGATTATAGTGAATATGGTTCCTTGCATATGTTATACAAACACGACTATCAAAAGTTTGTGGAGTATAATGTAAAAGATGTGGAACTTGTTGATAAGATTGAGGACAAACTTGGTCTAATCGATTTGGTACTTACAATGGCCTATCGTGCTAAGTGTACTCTTGGCGAGACATTGAAGACCGTTGGCATTTGGGATGCTATTCTATATAATGAGTTCAAATCTAGAAAGATTGTTGTACCGCCTAAGACTGATTCACGGTATGATACAATCGAAGGTGGTTATGTAAAAGAACCACAAATAGGTCTTCATGATTGGGTAGTTTCCTTTGATCTAAACTCTCTATATCCACATCTCATTATGCAATACAATATGAGTCCAGAGACTGTAGTAAATGATATTGTATCTGGTGTAGATGTTGACAAACTACTAGAAATGCCTGATTTAGATATACCAAATGATATGTGTCTTACTGCTACAGGTCAGTTGTTTCGTAATGACATAGAAGGTATCATCCCACAGGTTATTCAATCATATTACGATGAAAGAGTTGTTATCAAACAAAAGATGATAGACGCAAAACAGAGATATGAAAAGGAAAAATCTAAAAGTATTGAACGAGAGATATCCATTCTCGACAACAACCAGATGGCTATCAAGATTGCAATGAACTCTTTCTATGGAGCGTTAGCAAATAAATATTTCAGATATTTTGATCAACGTGTTGCAGAGGCAATAACTGTATCAGGTCAGTTTACTATTAGATGGGCTGAGAAGATTCTTAATGAATATCTAAACAATATACTGAAGACTAACGAAGACTATGTGATTGCGATTGATACCGATTCTGTGTATCTTAATATGAGTGCATTGGTACAGAAGATACTACCAAATGAGACAAACAAGACAAAAATCGTAGACTTTCTAAACAAAGCATCAGGAGAAATTGAGAAACATCTAGATAAAGGATATCAACATCTTGCTGACTATATGAAAGCACCACAACAGAAGATGGTGATGAAACGTGAAATCATCGCCGATAAAGCCATCTGGACAGCGAAGAAACGATACATTGCACATGTTTGGGACAATGAAGGTGTGAGATTTGCTGAACCAAAGTTGAAAGTGACTGGTATTGAAGCCGTTCGTTCTTCTACTCCGCAGATAGTCAAAGAATTGATTATGGATACACTGAAGAAGGTGGTAACTCAAAGTGAAGATGAAGTTCAGAAATGGATTGAAGAGTTACGAGAAAAGTGGATGGATCTAACACCAGAAGAAATCGCCTTCCCTCGTGGTGTATCAGATGTTCGAAAGTTTGAAGATAGCTCAAGTCTATATAAATCCGGTACGCCAATACATGTTCGTGCTGCACTATTATACAATGACCAATTGAAGAAACATAACTTAACTAGTAAGTATGAGCAGATCCAATCTGGTAACAAGATGAAGTTTCTATATATGAAAATGCCAAATCCCATTATGGAAAATGTTATGGGATTTGTAACCGTCCTGCCAAAAGAGTTTGAGTTGGCACAATATATTGACTATGATACTCAGCTTGAGAAAACTTTTCTAGATCCAGTCAAAATTATTCTTGATGCTATGGGTTGGAATGCTGAGAAACAAAACAACTTGGAGGACTTCTTTTCATGAGTAAGAATATTTGGGACGATATGGATATGACCGGATGGACTTCTGGTCTTACAGCCGTCGATGAGGACACATATCGTAAGAAGGTCATTGAAGAAGAAGACTTGGTCAGAGCAGATAAACCCGCTCTTGCTGCTAAAGATGATTTGACATCTCTTGAACAACGACTTGAAAGAAAGTTAGATAGTTTAAGAAATATGGAAAAAAAAGTTGACACATTACTTAGTTTGATATATGATAATGATGCCATCGTAGAAGAACGAAAGCAACTAGCAGATAGTGTTGCCAATCAGAAAGTGAATGAGATGGCAAAGATTGTTATGCCGCTGCTTTCAAGTTTGTATAGGACACAAAACCAGGAGTATATCCATTGGCCTGGTCGTGGTCCTATCATTGAAAAACAAATGGAAAAAGTTGAATCAATTTTAAATGGATCTTTTTTTGAGGAGAAATAATGTCTGATTTTTTTAAAACTATGGTTAAGGAACTTAATGATGAAAACACTCATCTACTATCCGATGGTGGCAATTCTGCTGAGTTTTCTGGGTGGGTTGATACTGGGTGTTTCATTCTTAATGCTCTTATCAGTGGCAGTCTTTACGGCGGTGTGTCAAATAACAAAATCACTGCTCTCGCTGGTGAAGAAGCAACGGGAAAGACTTTCTTTGCCTTAGGAATGGTCAATAACTTTTTACAACAAAACGATCATGGTGGCGTTATCTATTATGATACTGAAGCAGCAGTAACACAGGAAATGATGTCTACTCGTGGTATTGACATTCATCGTATTGTTGTATCTGAACCACAAACAATTCAGCAGTTTCGACATAATGCGTTACAAGTTTTAGAAAGATACACAGAACACAAAAATAATAGACCACCAATGATGATGGTTCTTGATTCTCTCGGTCAATTATCTACAACAAAAGAAATGGAAGATAGTACCGAGGGTAAAGAAACTCGGGATATGACCAAGGCGCAAGTAATTAAGGCTGCGTTTCGTACTCTAGGTCTACGTTTATCTAAAGCGCAGGTTCCGATGATTATTACAAACCATACATATGATGCAGTTGGTTCTTATATACCAAAGAAAGTAATGTCTGGTGGTTCTGGTCTAAAGTATACCGCTTCTACAATTCTTTTTCTTTCAAAGAAAGGAGATAAAGATACTGAAAAGGGTGAAGGTAATCTAATCAAAGTTACCACACAAAAGTCACGTTTTACCAAGCCAAATAAGACGATTGAGGTACGTCTAAACTATACGACTGGTTTGGATCGTTATTATGGTCTTCTTGAACTTGCTGAGAAGTACGATGTTATAAAGAAGGTATCAAATCGTTATGAGTTTCCTGATGGATCTAAACATTTTGCTAAAGCAATTAATACAGACCCTGAGAAGTTTTTTACAGAAGATATTATGGAAAGACTAGAACAGGCTGCTGCAAAGGAATTCAAATATGGAGAAGAAAGAGAACTTTTTGGCGGTTACGGAGAAACAGATCAGAGTGAGACGGATAGTGCCGAAGATTGATCTTGAAAAATTTTCACAGTATGACGATACTTATGAAATAGTAGATAATCTAGATGATGGTAAATCAACTGTACCTATTAGGTTGACTGACGAACGTTATAATGGTACAATCATTAGATACAATACAATATCTGTAAAAGAAATCGATGAAAAAGACGAAGCAACTTTGAAATTTGATTTTGATTTCGTAGAAAATCCACACGAATTGACTGAAAATAATATTCATTTCAATGATCATATTGGTGGAATTCTAGTACATATTATCATCACTGCTTTGAATGAAAAGGAAGAAAATGAGGCTGGAAACACAGATACTGAGTCATCTCATTCACAACGAGAATTATTCGAGGAAAGTTCTTCCATTTCTTAAAGATGAGTATTTCAACGATTTCACAGAAAAAACTCTGTATCGATATATCAAGAAACACGTTGAAGAATATAACACTCTACCGACTGTAGAGATTCTTGGTATCACTCTTGACAATGACGATGTAGATGAAAATGACTTTGAGCCATGCATCAAATATCTTTCTCAACTCACAGATCGTGAGATTGATGAACAGTGGTTGACTGACAGGACAGAAGAGTTCTGTCAGCAACGTGCTATTCATAATGCTATCATGAAATCCATTCAAATCATGGATGGTAAAGAGAAGGAGACAAAGGGTGCGATTCCAGAGATTCTTTCTGAAGCACTCTCTATTAGTTTTGATAATCACATTGGTCATGATTGGTTAGAAGACTTCTCCAATCGTTATGACTTCTATCATAAAATAGAAAATCGTATCGCGTTTGATCTAGACTATCTTAATAGCATTACCAAAGGTGGGCTTCCACAGAAAACTTTAACTTGTATTCTGGCTGGCACTGGTGTCGGAAAATCTCTTGCTATGTGTCACTTTGCTGCTGCTAATTTGATGGATAATCGTAAGGTTCTCTATATCACAATGGAGATGGCAGAAGAACGGATTGCTGAACGCATCGATGCTAATCTTCTAGATGTACCATTGAAAGAACTAGAAGAACTACCTAAAGCAGCATATATGAAGAAGGTTGATAGAGTTAGAGATAAGACAGAAGGTAGATTGATTATCAAAGAATATCCTACTGCAACTGCTGGTGTCGGGCATTTTAGACATCTACTGAATGAACTTCGTTTGAAAAGAAACTTTGTTCCAGATATCGTGTATGTTGATTATCTCAATATCTGTGCTTCTATGCGATTGAGGTATGGTGCTAATGTCAACAGTTATACTTACATCAAAGCAATCGCTGAAGAGATGAGAGGATTGGCTGTTGAGAAAAACATTCCAATCGTCACGGCAACTCAAACTACACGGTCTGGTTATACAAACTCCGATCCTGGACTCGAAGATACATCCGAGTCTTTTGGTCTACCTGCTACCGTCGATTTGATGTTTGCTTTGGTGACTAGTGAAGAGTTAGAAAATCTCAATCAGATTATGGTCAAACAGTTGAAGAATCGTTTCAACGATCCAACAGATAAAAAAAGATTTGTTGTAGGGGTTGACAGAAGCAAGATGAGGTTATATGATGTAGAACTATCAGCACAGGAGGAAATAATTGATGATCGACCGATAATGGATAATACCGACTTTGGTGACAGATACGAAAACGATTTCAAGAAAAAATTCGCAGCATTGAGGTGAAAGATGTATATTTTTGAGGGTTATCCTGTAGAAGACGATAAAGAACCACAATATGGAATTCGTGAATTCGATGGGATCTTGGGTGAAGACAAAATTATTGCTTATGGAACTGATGAGAACAAATTAAAGAGGGTGTTTCGAAATTTGAAACGAGGTGGTGGATTCGAAACTATGACACCAGAATTTTTCAAAACCGTGAATTTTTCCCTTGACAAAAAATAAAATCTCTGGTATTATATAAACATGATGAACGAAGGAGTCAGTCAGATGTTTCGAATCGACCAGATCACTGTTCAAGCACATTTTGCCATGTTGAATGCCATGCATTTTGATGGTGAATTACACGTAGACGAGTTCTGGATTGACGAATCAGATGACGATTTCTGTGGTGTAGATGAAGTGGATGGTGAGATTGTCATTGGCATGTGTAAGGAATACGACGATGAACATCAGTTCATTTGTCTCCTTGCTCATGAAATGACTCATGTCTGGCAGATCCAGAATGGATACGATGGTGGACATGATGGTGAGTTTCTGACCGTTGCAAAACGGCTGGATAAAAGTGGTATATATATCTAAAGGAGATCGAGAATGTACGAAGATATTCTCAAAGCACTAAGGGAGTCACTTCT